AAAAAGAAGCCAGAGAGCTACGCAAACAAGTTGCGGAATTCTCAGCAACCCAACGAGAACTAGCTTTCGTTAAAGCAGGAATTGATCCCGCTTCACCGCAAGCCAAGTATTTCGTTAAAGGTTACGATGGTGATTTAACTCCAGAAGCTATCCGTGAAGCCGCCGTTGAAGCACAACTAATTACACCCCTAGCGTCGGAAGATGCAGACAAGCAAGCATGGAAGCAATCTAACAAGATTGCGGCAGGTAGCGAGTCAGCCCCTCCTCCACCGTCGTGGAATAAAAGGATTAGTGAAGCATCATCTGAACAAGAGGTTTACGATATTTTTGCTGAGGCACAAGCCCAGGGTATTGACCTTGGGTAACTAAACCCCCCCCTCTAAAATTTAAGGAAAACCCCAAATGGCTGATTATTACGCCAATGAGATAAGCACCGCAAGCCTATCTACAGACCAAGTAGCTTTTGAGAAGTTGGCATATTTTGCCCTTCGTCCAGAAATGTACTTTGACCAGTTCGCATCTGTTCAAGCTACAAACGCTACCAACCCAGGTGCTTCAGTGAAGTTCACCGTATTCGCAGATCTCGCAGCGGCTACAACGCCACTCGGTGAAGCTGAGGATGTAACCCCTGTCTCAATGAGCGACAGCCAGGTCACAGTAACCCTTGAAGAATACGGTAACGCAACTGTTACCACCGCTAAGCTCCGTGCATCATCCTTCCTCCCTGTGGACCCAGTAGCTGCTCAGGCTGTTGGTTACAACGCTGGTTTGTCAATTGACACCATCGCTCGTACCGCACTTCAGGCTGGAACAAACGTCATTTACGCAACGGGTGGTACAGATACCGCTGCTGCTCGTGTTGACATGGATGTTGATGACACCATTACCGCCCAAGACATCCGTCGTGCAGTGGCTCAATTGCGTGGAGCTAACGTTCCAACAATCGGTGGCAACTATGTCGGTTTCATCCACCCAGACGTATCGTACGACCTTCGTGGTATTACAGACGCTTCTGGTTGGCGTGACTCATACAAGTACACCAACGCAATGCCTCTTTACAACGGTGAAATTGGTATGTTTGAAGGCGTACGCTTCATGGAGTCGCCACGTGCGCCTCTGTTCGCTAACGCTTTCAACGGTGCAGGTGCCGCTGGTACTGGTGACTCATACGGAACACTCATCATGGGACAACAGGCTCTTGCCAAGGCTGTCTCAATGGGTGGCGAGTACGGTTCACAGCCAACAATCGTGTACGGAACAATCACTGACCTTCTGAAGCGTTTCCGCCCAGTTGGTTGGAAGCATTTCGTTGGTTACTCAGTATTCCGTCAGGAAGCACTGCGTCGCATCGAATCAGCTTCAAGCATTGGTTCAAACAACGCCTAATTTCCGACAAGGAATTAACGGAAGCCCCTGCCGAAAGGCGGGGGCTTTTGTTATTATCTAGACATGGCAACATTTATTACCCCAACAGACAATCTTGTGTATTGGTCTGAACCGGAGGAGAGAGGGATTTTTGCTTTTCTTCGCCCTGGAAGGCGTGGACGCAATGTGTTCAAAATGACTGATGGGTCTTTTCAGGAAACTGAACCGTCTGACCATAGTTTGATTTCCTATACGTATCATGGTGGTCATGTGCATACCGTTGAAGGTCAGGAACAAGCCGATCTTGTGGCTGCTGGTTACGGGGCGTTCATTTCGTGAAGCATAGGGAAACTCATCCGTACTTGGATGTTGAGGGTTGTTTTGGTTGCAGGGTTGCAGGGGTTCAGATAGGTTCTAACTCCACTACCACCAAGGGTGAATCAGTTGCCCAGATTAACCAGCGGGAAAAGAACTGGTCTAAAGATATGCCTGCCTATAAGCGTTTACGGGCTGAAGGTTTACAGCCAAAGACTATTGATGGCTGCCATGCTGTTGAGCAGTTGGCTACTTCACGGCACCAAATCGAAGGAACGCCAGCACCTCTTTAGTGGTAATATACCCTTGATATGGCTGCACCTGCAAAACAAGATTTAATTATCACTCGTGGTGATACGGAAACCGTTGAAGTAACTATTACTACGGACGGTACATCCCCTGTTGACATCACGGGTCGTACGTATTCATCCCAGATGAGAGTCACCCCTGACATTTCTGCTATCAGTATTACAGGTACGTGTGCTGTCACTGACGGGGCAGCTGGCAAGTTGACAGCTACTTTTTCTGCTACAAACACAGCAGCTCTTGATCCTGGCTTTTTGTATTGGGATTTGCAGGAAAACGCTGCGGGTGTGATTACTACTATTTTGTCTGGGACTGTCACGGTTCTTGCCGATGTGACTCGGTAGTTAATGGCTACTGTCCAGGTTACGGTTGCGATATCGAACGAGCCGGTTGTTGTTTTCAAGACTGGTTCTACGGTTGTTGTTGCTCTTGCTGATCCGTCTGTTCCTGCGACGGTTGGTACGAAGGTTACGGTTGTTGGTTCTGAGAACGCTGGACCACAAGGGGCGACTGGTCCTACTGGCTCTACAGGAGCGCAGGGTCCGACTGGTCCTACAGGCTCGCAAGGTCCACAAGGTCAAACGGGACCTACTGGTCCTACTGGTCCTACTGGTAGCCAAGGCGTAACGGGTCCTACAGGTCCGACGGGTCCTACAGGGGCGCAAGGTGACGCAAGTAACGTTACGGGTCCTACAGGACCTACTGGTGCTGCTTCAACGGTGACTGGACCTACAGGTCCGACTGGCGCAGCTTCGACTGTGACGGGTCCTACGGGTCCACAAGGGGTTACTGGTCCTACGGGTGCGCAGGGTCCGACTGGTACTCAGGGTTCACAAGGGGTTATTGGTAACACGGGTCCTACAGGTTCACAAGGACCGACAGGACCAACAGGTTCTACAGGTCCAACAGGTGCCGACTCTACTGTCACGGGTCCTACAGGTTCTACAGGTCCGACTGGACCAATAGGTGTCACTGGTCCGACAGGTGCTGCTTCAACGGTGACTGGACCTACAGGTCCGACAGGTCCACAAGGACAGTCGTCAAGTTTTTATGACTACAGAATTGACACAGGCACAACAACTGGTAACCCTGGTACTGCCAGGATTGCGTATAACAACGCAACTCAAATATCTGCGACACAATTGCAGATAAACCACATTGATGTTGATGGTTACGACATTGACTTGTTTCTTGGTTTATTAAAACCAAACGATACTGTTTATATTCAAGACGCAAATAACTCTGCCAACTTTCAAAAGTTTACTGTTAGCGCAACGATTACGGATTACGGAAACTCTTATCTTGATGTTCCTGTTTCTTATGTTTCTAGCGGTGGCACAGGCACAACAAACTTTGCTAATAACCACAATGTTCTTTTAGTTATTGCCAACATCGGACCTACGGGTCCTACTGGCGCAACCGGCGCAGCGTCTACTGTTACGGGACCTACTGGTGCAACTGGACCGACTGGTCCTACAGGGGCAACGGGCGGAACTGGTGCGGCTTCTACTGTCACTGGACCAACTGGACCTACAGGTGCCGCTGGTGGTGCTGGAGCAGATGGGGCTACAGGACCGACTGGCGCACAAGGACCCACAGGATCACAAGGCACACAAGGTATTCAAGGAAACGCAGGAGATACTGGACCTACTGGACCTACAGGTTCTACAGGTGCTGCAAGCACGGTTACTGGACCGACTGGTCCTAGCGGTCCTACAGGTGCTACAGGTCCCACAGGAGCAACAGGGAGTTTTTCTACCGCCCAAACAGTCAATACACAAACAGGTACGACATACACGTTGCTGACAGCAGACTTAGGAAAAATGGTTACATTAAGTAACGCTTCAGCTGTGACCGTAACTGTTGGTACTTCTACTGGAGCCACTGCTGGTCAAAGCATTGATTTGTTAAGTCTTGGGGCTGGTCAAGTAACGGTTTCTGCTGGTGGTGCAACACTTGTTGGTACGCCAGGGCTGAAGTTACGAACCCAGTATTCAAGTGCGGCTTTGTTTTGTATCGGCTCTAACAGTTTTGTTCTCATTGGCGATTTGAGCGCATAATGCCCATCCGTCGTGGAGCGTTCGGTGGTGCAATAAATCTTCTACCCACAGTAACCATCAATGCAGCAACCAGCGTTACGGAAAGCCGTGCAACTTTTAACGCTACTGTTAACGGCAACCTAGCCAACACAACTATTGTGTTTCATTACAGTACCGCTTCTAACTTTAGTTCTTTTACTTCTGTTGCGGGTTCTGGGTCTGGTACTGGTTCTTTTTCTTCTAGCGCAACTGTTACGGGGTTAACAACAGCAACAGTAGTTGACCAGGCTGCAACTACATATTATGTTCGTGCTGTAGTCACATCCAGTATTGGTTCTGTTACTTCTGGTACTGCTTCGTTTAGTACATGGACCCTAAGGCAACTTGCTTATATCACTGCTGGTAGTTACTCGTTTACTGTCCCCACTGTTTCTGGTGTGAACCCTACTGCTTTGCCTACAATGGTTATTGTTGGCGGTGGTGGCGGAGGTGGACATGATGGTGGCGGTGGAGGTGCTGGAGGACTTCGTTCAGGAATTTCCAATTCGCTTGCATTTACTGGTACCAGTGGAGTATTGAACTTTACTGTTGGTGCGGGTGGTGCTGCTGGTGACACCAGCAATACCAGTGCCAGCAGTGGAAGCACAGGCGGAACCACCACAATCAGTGGTACCAATTTCCCTACATACACAGCAGGTGGCGGTACTGGTGGTATATGGAAAGGTTCAGGCGGAAACCTTGGAAGTGGTGATGGCACTGCATATGTAGGAGGCACTGCCTACAACGATGGTGCAAAAGTTCCTCAAATAAACTGTGGTGGTGGCGCAGGAATGGATGGCAACGGTGGAAACGGAAACTCCACTATTGCTGGTAACGGTGGTCCTGGTAATGGTATTTGGGCTAACTCTGGCGGTGGCGGTGGTTCATCCAAGACCGATAAACGAGGCACACAAGGAACACCAGGAAAAGGATACGGTGCTGGTGGTAACGGTGGCTATGCTTCAACTGGTAAAGAAGCAGGAAACGCTGGGCTAGTGTTTTTTAGATATTACGGACCTTAAAGGGGAATTATGGAAGCAAAACCTTACAACATAAATAATTTTAGTTACCACAAAATGTTTTATATGCTTGACAACATCACAGACGAATCCGTAAAATTGTTTCGCAGAACACCAGCAGGTGATGAAGAATTTATCCACTACGACCTGCATCGTATGCCTGATGGAAAACTGCTTATAGCGTTTAATGATTATTGGGGTATCCAAACAGTCCACAGTTTCGTTGCTAAATGCGGAGACAAAGAAGAATATGTTAGTGCAATACCTTTTGAACGGGTAACTCAATACCTTAACCCTGCTTTGGATTACAACAATAGAGGCATTTTCTATTTTATGAACTCCAAACCGATATATGAGGATGCTGATAGCTGGCGTTGTGACAATACTTTTTATGGTCCTGAACGATATTTGACTGCTGGAACTGAACCATATTATTCAGGTTGGAAAGCAGAAGATGTTTTAATTTATGAACCAATAATTAATATAAGTGGAGTTTCAAATCTTGTATATGCCCATGTTAAAGATGACGAATCCGCAAAAGATTATTTTATTAACGGCGACCCATTCCCTCAGTCGGCTGCCACGTTGTCTGAGATGTTTCGCTTAATAACTGAATGGGCAATATTGGCTGAAGTGCCTTTTAATGGGACTGACCCAATTGTTTTGGATGCTAAAAAGTTTATTAATGAAATAGGTTTTAATAGCATATTTGTTTCTGACCAGACCAATATGCAGGTTGCACAATACCTTATGGGAAATACAAATGCTCGTAGGCGACCTGATGATGTTGTTGCAACTAATGAGTATCTACTTAATTTTGTTAAACAAAAAATGGCTCATATGTCTCTTGCCAATTTGTTGTCTTGCTACCCAGAATACGGGGACATTGACAGTGCCATCCAGTTTGATGTTGGATCAGCCGACCAAGAATTTGCTGAAACACTTGGTCATATGCGCATTGAAAACACATTCACACTGGACAACTATCAGGATGTTTTAGGATTAATACCAGACAATTACGGGAACGGCTTTAATGTTTACACCCTTAAATGGGGCGTATTGAAACGCAAAAAAGACTTGGCTTTAGCCTTGGCTGCCCAATGAAAATTGCTGTATACACAATCGCTCTCAACGAAGAAGCCTTTGTTCAACGCTGGTATGACTCCGCCAAAGAAGCAGACCATCTCCTAATCCTTGACACAGGCTCCACAGATAACACCACCCACCTAGCCCACTCGCTTGGTATCCACACCATCACCCGTGAGTTCAGCCCGTGGCGATTTGACACAGCCCGCAACACCGCACTTTCCATGCTCCCCCAAGACATTGACCTGTGCATCGCACTGGACATGGATGAACAACTCCAACCAGGCTGGCGAGAAAAACTAGAAGCAATCCCCGCTGGTACTACACGCCCCCGATACAAATACACATGGTCATGGAACCCCGACGGGACAGAAGGCTTAACCTACGGTGGCGACAAAATCCACACCCGACACGACTACAAATGGAAACACCCAGTACACGAAGTCCTCAAACCACTAGACACAGAAACCCAACACTGGGTAGACGGGCTAGAAATCCACCACCACCCAGACAACACCAAATCCCGCAGCCAATACCTACCCCTACTCAAACTTGCTGTAGAAGAAGACCCTAGAGATGACCGCAACCAGTTCTACCTAGCCCGTGAACTGTACTTCCACGGCGACTACGGCTTAGCCCAATACCACTTCGCACGTCACCTAGACCTAGCAACATGGTTCCCAGAACGAGCAGCCTCCCACCGGTACCTCGCCAAAATGGTTCCCAACGCTGCCGACTACCACCTGTACCGTGCCATAGCTGAAGACCCAACCCGTCGAGAATCATGGGTAGACCTAGCCCTCTACTACCACAACGAACACAACTGGCTCGGATGTAGAAACGCAGCATCCTCGGCTTTAGCAATCACCGAAAAACCATTGGACTACCTATGCGAAGCAGAAGCATGGGGATGGCTACCACACGACCTCATGGCAATCGCCTGCCACCACCTCGGAGACAGCGACGAAGCGTTCTTCCACGGATCACAAGCCGTGGCATTAAACCCCAGTGATGAAAGACTCAAAACGAACCTGACGCACTATAGGCTATGATTGCCTTGTCCCAACACAAGGAGTCCCCATGTCTGCTAAAGGCAAAGGTTAAAAGAAATAGTGGCTACAGTCGCCCAAGTCATTAACCGAACCCAACGGCAACTGCTGTCTGGAGTTATTGAGGAACGTAACAAACTAGCTTCGGCAGTTAATGCTACGGCGACAACCCTTACCCTGACCTACGAAGTTGGCGGGGTCCGTGCCGGTACCATCATTGAAGTTGATGCGGAACAAATGTATGTCTGGTCTGTGTCGGAAGCCAGCAAAACCGTAACCGTTGAACGGGCATTTAACGCTACTGTCGCAGCCGCCCATGTTGTCAACTCCATGCTCATTGTCAACCCACGGTTCCCACGGGCGCAAATCCTAGAAGCCATCAACGATGAACTAGCCGACCTATCCAGCCCTATGAACGGCTTGTTCCAAGTTAAAATCCTTGACCTGAACTACAATGGTTCAGACCGTCAAATCAACCTGCCATCAGTCGCCGGTGTTATTGACATCATCGAAGTCCGTGCAAGGTATTTATCGTCTGACTACCAGCAGGTACGCAACGTCAAACTTCTTCGTGATATGCCAACCAAAGATTTCGGCTCAGGGTTAGCACTACAATTCGACCAAGGTGTACGCCCTGGTGATGTCCGTGTCACATACCGATCCCCGTTTACTAAGGTTACTACCGAAGCAGAAGGCATCCAATTGAACGCTGGGTTCCCTGAATCAGCTGAAGACCTTCTTGTTATTGGGGCGCAAATCCGTTTGGTAGCCCCACGAGAAGTAAAACGCAACTTCACAGAATCCCAAGGTGACACCCGTCGTGCAGATGAAGTCACAGCCGGTGCAGTATCGGGCAGTATCACTAGCCTTATTCGTATGCGTCGTGATCGCATCACCGCCGAAGCAGCTAAACTTGCTCGGCAATATCCTACATTTCTGCAAAGAGGTTAGGTCGTGGTCGCAGCACCCACGTTCAGTATCCCATTTTTTGATTCTCCAGCGTTCTTTTCGGGTACAGCACAAACCAATGTTGTCCCATCGGTTTACCCTGTCGCTATCAATGGTCGCCCGTATCTGATTGATATGAAATCAGGCAGGTATGTGCGTAGCCATGAGCAACGGGTGCGTGATTCGCAAGACACTTCGACTGCCCCTGGTGAGGCGGCTATTAACCCTGGTGGTTTGTGGAGGCGTGGTCAGGATTCGTGGCATCTTGGTGCTGGTCAACAGTATGCCGACACAGCTGAAGCCAAGGACTATATGTTCTATAAATCTAAAGGTATAAACCCTTGGATTAAAGGGCAGGTATCTTTGCTGAACACTACGGCATTGAATGTTGGTTCGGGCGCACCGACTACTGCTGCTAAACAGTTGATGTGTGTTGCTGGTGGATACATTTATGTTGCTGACGGGCAATCTTTGAAACGTGCCAGCACGGGCAGTGGCAGCTGGACAACCATTTCTACGGGTGCGCAAGCCAAAGATATTGAGTCATTATGTTCTGACGGTACAAGAGTGTTTATTGGCTACGCCACTGACAGTGTTTATGTGCATGACAGTGCTGGTACAAGCATTTCTTCCCACACAACAGGCTCCCACACTTTCACTTCTTTGGCTTACGCCAACGGACGTATCATCGGCACCCAAGCAAACATCATCATGGATGTAAGCACGGCTGGCGGTGGTACAACAATACACACAAATCGTAATGCTGCAATGCGTTTCGTTGGCAGTGCTGGCGGTAACGGATTTATCTATATAGCTGGATTCGCAGGCGATATAAGTCTAATTTACAAAACAACATTAAAGGCAGAAGCAACAGCTTTAGATGACTGTTCTGTAGCAGGGCAATTACCTTATGGAGAAATAGTTTCAAGCATTGACTCGTATCTTGGATTCATCTTTATCGGCACAAACAAAGGTATCCGCATGGCTACCACAGACGCATCAGGCAACTTACTTCTTGGCTCTGTCATCCCAACATCCGGTTCAGTAAACGATTTCACCGGCGATGGACGTTTTGTTTGGTTCACTTGGACAAACTACGATGGTACTTCCAGCGGTTTAGGTCGTTTAGATTTGTCTGTTAACACAAGCGCAAATACCCCCGCTTTTGCTACGGACCTCATGTATACAAACACAGGGGTCGTGCAAAGCGTTGTCACATTTGATTCTAAACGGGTGTTCTCTATCAACGGTATCGGTGTTGTCGCTGAAAACACAACAACTGTTGTCCCATCAGGCGAAATAGAATTTGGCACACACCGTTGGGGTATCCCAGACCGTAAGTTCGTAGCCAAATTTGATGTCCGAACCGAACCTCTACTTGGATCTGTTGCAGCTTATATATCTAACGACCATTCTGGTTATACTCTGCTCGGCACATTTCCTGACCAAAGTGGAATTGAATACACCTACCAAGGTACCGACACGAAAACCATTGAAGCCGATTTCAAACTGGTACTAACTAAAGGAACTGTTAAATTAACCGACAGCCCTATAGTTACACGCTGGATGGCACGAGCCTACGCAGCCCCCTTCAGGTCAGAAGTATTCTCCATCCCTGTCCTTCTTCACACCAAGATTCGCCCTCGTGACCGTGACATCTATATGGACCCCGAAGCAGAACTAGACAACCTTAATAGTCTTATCCGCAACCCTCGCATCGTCACCCTCCAGTTAGGCACCACTTCATATAGTGTCATCACTGAAGATGTCGAATGGCAACCCACAGACAGCACAGGGAACACCTGGTCTTGGGATGGTACGGCTACTGTTACAATGCGATCTGTAGAAAACTAGGAGAATATAATGGCTTTACCAGTACGAAAAGGATATAAAGGCGCACCTGCTCAGGCTGTGCTGACCAATAGCCCAGCTGATAGTGATACTTCTTTTGTTGTGGATACTGTTACTGGGTGGGCTACTTCTTTCCCATTTTATTGTGTTGTTGCCCCTGGTACTTCAAAGGAAGAAAAAGTTAAGGTCACAGCTGTTTCTGGGGTGACTTTGACTGTTGTTCGATCCCAAGATGACACTTCTGCGCCACTTGTTCATAGTGCTGGTGCAGCTATCTACCCTGTGTTCACTGCTGACGAAGCTGACGAAGCTAACCAGATTGCTTCCGTGATGACCACCAAGGGTGATGTTATTGGTACTGATGGTTCATCTATTAACCGTCTTGGTGTTGGTACGAATGCTCACGTGTTGCAGGCTGACAGTACAGCTACTAATGGTTTCAAGTGGGGACAAATTGTTGAGGCTGGTATTGCTGATTCAGCTGTTACTTCAGCCAAGATTGCTAATGGGGCTATTGTTGATGCCGATGTTAATGCTTCTGCTGCAATTGCTTACAGTAAACTAGCTTTGTCTAACTCTATTGTGGCTGGTGATCTCACTACTGGTGCTGTCACAAGCGCAAAGATTCTTGATGCGGCTGTTACTTCCCCTAAACTTGCAGCCCCTACGTTGACCTCCAAGACAGATAGTTTTACTCTTGCTTTGGTTGATGCTAACTGCACGATGCAATGCAATAAGGGAACAGCGATGACGCTTACTGTTCCTTCTGCTTCGGGTGGTTCTCCTGTTGATTTTGCTGATGGCACAGTTATTACTGTGGTCAACTACGGTGCTGGACAGGTAACAATTGTAGGTGCTACTGGCACTGGTGCGGTTACTGTGCGTTCTGCTAACGGTTTGAAATTGCGAGTACAATACTCTGTTGCTTCTTTAGTAAAAATTTCTGATACTGAATGGGTGTTAACTGGAGACACCGTAGCCTAATGCTGATTGGTGCTTCTTCTGGTGTAGCCGTAGCCCCCACTTTAACTGTCGGGTCTACCACTAACTTCAACCAAAACAGTGCTGTCTTTAATGGAACTGTAAACGCTACAGGCAACCGAAATATTACTTTAGTTGAGTTTCAGTATGCAACAAATGCGTATATGGTAAGCCCTTCAGCGTGGTTCACTGCTTCTACTAACTCAACCATCACCCAGGGTGCTACCAACACGGCTTGTACTTACAACGCTACGGGGTTGGCAAATGGAACTACTTATTGGGTTTGGTTCCGAACAACCAATACCAGTGGGTTTGTCACAACCAGTGCTACTACCACATTCACCACATACAGTGAAAGAACCGTTACATCCCTTTCTTCAACTACTTGGACCAACCCAGTACCAACATCAGGTACTAACGGTTTGGCTATCACCACACTCATAAGTGCGGTAGTTGTCGGTGGTGGTGGTGCAGGTACAACAGGCGGTGGTGCAGGCGGCACCGTAATGTCTTACAACAATGTCGCTGTTGGGGCAAGTGTGACGGTAACTATTGGTGCTGGAGGTGCTGGCTCCACAGGTGCAGACGGCAACCTAAGTAGCATTGGTACTTCTGGTGCGTCTGGTGGACAGTCTGGAAGAGATTATTTTAGAGATGGTTATGAGTGCGACGGCGGTGACGGCAATGGATACCTTGGTGGTAGTTATTCTGCGGGCGATAATGCTTTTTCGGTTGCTGGTGGCGGTGGTGCAGGTCTTGGAGGGAACGGTGGTAATGCTTCTGGCAACAACGGCGGCAACGGCGGTCCAGCCAATATCTTTGGTTTCTGTGGTGGCGGTGGTGGCGGCAATGTCGGTACGGGTGGCACACGAGGCACACCTAATGGGGCTGGAGTAACAAACAGAGGCACAGGTGGTGCTGGTCTTGACTACATACCTAACGGATACAATGGCGGCTCAGGTTACGCATCATTCAATTATTGGGGACCATAAACATGGCACATTTTGCACAACTAGAAAACAACACAGTCATCAGAGTTATCGTCATCTCAAACGACGACATCCTGGATGCCAACGGCAACGAATCAGAAGCCGTAGGTCAAGCGTTCTGTCAACAATTCGGTGAAGGAACATACCTACAAACCTCCTACAACGGGTCAATCCGCAAAAACTACGCAGGCATAGGCGCAACCTACGACCCACAAAGGGATGCGTTTATATCACCCCGACCAGAAAATGCTGTAGGCTTTAACGAAGAAACCTGCCGATGGATACCAAAGGAAAACCCATGATTAAACTACAAACACTCGTTCTTCGAATCTTTGGGGTATTCGGTTCATCCGCACTCGCAGCTGTAGCAGGTGGCGCAATCTTTGGTGTTGAACTCTGGAAGTCAGCAGCTATCGCCGGTGTTGTAGCCGCAGGTAAAGTAACTGAAGCGTTGCTTCGTTCATGGTCTGAAGACGGAACCCTTACTAAAGAAGAAGTTGCAGCAGCCTTCGGCAAAAAGGCGTAGCCGTTACGCCCTCGTAGGGGTTGTACTTTCCATTCTGTTTCTATCGTCCAGCGTTAGTGCAGAAAATCCAATTATCACTGGGATCACTGATTACTGGTTTGAATACACCGAGCCAACACAGTTCCAGGCACGGACGTACATGGTTGACGGGTTTAACTCTGACCCTCAACTGTGGCTATACAACGAGCAAGGTGTTGAGTTAGTAACTAACGATGACTTTTACGGGTTGCAATCCAACATCTCTATAGAAGTACAGCCTGGTCGGTACCGTCTGCGGGCAGGTACGTGCTGTTATCAGGCTGATGTTTGGCGTAGTAGCCCTGGTTGGAATGAACGGTACGAGTTGAGTTTCAATGGGCAACCAGCCAACACCACATCTACCACTGAGGAGCCAACGACGACTACTTCGACGACTTCTACTACGTCTACCACCACCACAACAACCACAACCACAACAACGACACTGCCACCAACAACAACTTCAACATCTACAACCACCACAACAGAAACGCCCACAACAACCACAGTGTTGCCAACAACCACCACATCTACTGTTCCCATTCCTCAAACAACTGTGCCTCCATCAACCGTGCCAACCACGACAACATCAACGCTGGCACCCACAACAACAAGTACATCTACTACCTCCACAACTACACCACCAATCGTAGTCCCTCCTGTCGTAAGCCCCGAAGAAGCAGTGGCTCTGGCTACCGACCCTGAAGCATTAGCTACCATCACCCCTGAAGAAGCAACCCAAGTCTTCGATGCTTTAGTCCTAGATGATCTATCTGATACCGAGTTAGTGCAGCTGGTGTCAGCCGTACAAGATGCACCAACAGAAGTTCGAGAATCCTTTGAAGCATCAGTCAACGTATTCGGCGGGGCAGTAGACACCTACGTCCCTATCGGTTCCACGGTCCCCGTCAGCACCCGCCGAGCCTTAATCGCCATCACAATTATGACCTCACTCATGGTTATACCAACTAAACGAAAGTGATAAAGTGCAACCTATGCGTAAATATCTAGGAGCTATCATCAGCTTGTCACTATGGTTGACCAGCACCGGACTTATGCTTATCACCCTGTCTGGCGACACGCTAGACAAGGCTCTATACATTAGCGCAGTTGCTTTTGCTATTAACATCCTTGCCATCGCCGCTGGTATTGGGATAGACGAGGAATAAATCATGCCAAGAAAATACAGTTACTACCCAGCGTTTGACGGCAAAGGCGCACAGCCAGGCACCGTAAAACTGGTTGCTCTTTGTGCTGCCAAATGGAAAACGAAGAACATGGGTATCTATTCCGTCAGACTTATGCGCAACTCTCATACCGCAGGTAAAAAGATTGGCGACCCAGGTATGGATAAATTCCTATCAGTCCATTCCACTGGGGCTGCCTGTGATGTTGGATATTCTGATCGCAAGGTTGGGGTTGCTATCTGGGACTTTTTGCTGGCTCACACTAAAGAGCTAGGCATTGAGGAAATACATGACTATGCCTTTGATGCAAATCCTAAGGACAAGAATCAAGGTTATGGTCGGGGCTTCAGGTGTAGCCGTGGTGAAAACGCAGCAGGGGTAAAGATTTTTACCGCTACCGATAACGCCGGAAGTTTCGGCGGTAAATGGTTGCACGTAGAACTATCCCCAGCTATGGCTAAAGACGCAGACAAATTCGCTAAAGCATGGGAATCATGCTCTAAGCCTGCATAATGGGTGTCGTCAGTGTTCTTGCTTCAATTGCTGGGTCTATTGTTTCTATCGGTGTTATCTATCGTGGTGTTGTTAGACCTCTTTTTCGGTGGGGACAGCGACTAGATAACGCAATTACTACTGTTGAAATGAACATGAAAAACAACGGTGGTTCATCTTTGCGTGATGCTGTTGACCGTATCGAGAATCGTTTAACCATAGTTGAGGACTACGTAACTAAGCCACGGTAATCTGATACTGTCGTGAGTCCTATGACAAGCGAAACCATCGAAACACTCCTGTATTTTCTATCTAAAATCCACGTTCCTATCACGCAACAGGATCAATTCTTCTATGCTGTGCAACAGTTAGAAGCCTTGCAGCACAAGCAAAACAAGGCAGCTTAATCTTCAACTAAGATTGAAACATGACCAACTTTCGTAACCTATTCATGTGTCCTAGTTGTGGACAAATTTGGCTGTCGCAAACAGGTCGTTACTGTGTTGAATGTCGCACCGAGGGGGAACCACTTGACGAACCTACAGACGATTGAACTAGATCCACCGGCATACCCGATGGCTCTCATCTATTGGGCAGACGCTTGCGGAGGTGACGCAGGCTGGCTCACCCTTGATGAAGTAGAAGACGACGGCGAAGTCCTGGTGCAATCAGTAGGGTTCCTTGTGCCTGTTGGTGATCCTGGGGCTAAAGAAAACCATGTGACACTGCTACAAAGCATCCACGATGGTGAAGGTATCAACCTGTTTTATATCCCTGTAGCTATGGTCAGAAAAATAGTTTTACTTTCTTCTTGACATTGACACACCCCTCCTGTACGGTGCAACGTAACAACTGTTACACAGAGAAGGGGAAGTTAAATGACTTTCAATCGTTACCGTATCCACAAAGAACCACACGGTTCACAAGCATGGCTAGATCAGCGTTACATGGATGCCCAAGGCAACCGGCGCATCTCAGCCTCAGCCGCAGCTGCCATCTATGGCTTGCATCCTTTCGTAAAGAAAGACCACTACGCAGCTGAACAACTATCAGGTGTGGCACCTAGCCCTATCACCCCTAATGCAGCGATGGAGACAGGCAACCGCCTTGAAGACACCATCATCTCGTGGGCTGGCGACAGGCTCGGTGTCCAGTTTGAAACACCAAAGGAACTGTTCTGTTACGACACAGACAACGGATGCCACCTCATCTCCACCCTTGACGGATGGAACGAAGAAACCCGCCACATCCTTGAAGTCAAAACCACCAGCCGTGAATACTCAGGCACACTTCCTGACTACTGGCGTATCCAAGGCATCACTCAATATATTTGTTCAGATGCGAAACGTATTACTTGGGCAGTCTTTGACAACACCCTGCGCCTCACCTTGGTTGAACAGGTCATCACCGAGGAAGAAGTTGCTGAACACATCGCTTCTGTAGCTGACTGGCTTAACACCATTGAACTTGGCATGACCCCATCCGGTGTGAAATGGTCATACGAAACAATCCAAACCAGGTATCAACGCCCAACCTCACGAGCTGTTGAACTACCTGACAACTTCGGTGAAGTCCTCACTAAGTTGCGTCATGTGCGTAGCGAACTGGCTTCATACAAACAATTGGAAGACGAATTAAAAGCACAGGTGTGTGAGTTGATTGGCGATGCCGACACCGCTATCTTGAACGGTACAACCGTTGCTACTTGGAAGGGGCAGAAGCGTGAGTCATTTGATTCAAAAGGTTTCCGTGCTGCATATCCCGACCTTGCAAAAGAGTTCACTAAAGAAGTACAAACCCGTACATTTCTCTTGAAAGGGGAAAAATAATGGAAAAGAAAACAATTGGACTTGATGAAGTCCTCACTAAATATGGGGTACCAGATCCCAAGATTGTCGGCAAGCTACCTAAAGGCGGTCAGCAGTTGTCCTTCGTGGGTCATGCCGACACACAGAAAGCCTTGACGGAAATTGATTCATCATGGTCACTGGAACCAGTTGCGTTTGACGAGTACGGTTTACCAGCGTTCCGTGTTGAGAATGGTATGGCACACATGGGTGCATGGCTGACTGTTCATGGTGTTCGCCGTTTAGGTATTGGTTCTGTTCAGGCATCGAAGCCCGATCTGTACAAGGAACTGATGAGCGATGCCATCAGGAACTGCGCCATGAGGCATAACGTTTATTTGTCACTTTGGACAAAGAACGAATGGGAAGAACTTGACCATGCACCTTCGCCTAAGCCACAGCCACAACCACAGCCTCAACCGCATACCGCACAAAAGCCAAAGCCTAAGACACTCACAGCATTGTCAGATGAACAAGTAAACCAGTTCAATGCAGCCTGTGAAACAAAAGGTGTATCCCCGAAGGCTGTAGCAGCTAACGCTGGCATCCCCGAAGGCACACCTTGGATGGAATCACACCTACCAGCACTGCGTTCAGCGTTCAAAGAACTCGTAGCATTTAAGGACGGCGAGTGATGGCTAACAAAAGAACAGTTGACCCATCAGCTAGTGAAGCATCAGCCAAAATCATTGGCATCAGAGTGACCGAATCACAACTGGCACAGATTGGTGTTCTTTGTGAACAACGAGGAGTGCGCCGGTCACAGTTGATCCGTGACTTGGTACGTCAAGCGGTGACAACATCGTGAACGCCAAAGAAATCACTGAGCATGGTGCATCCATGTATCGCAGGAGGGGGTGCCGGTGCGAAGTTTGTCGTGCCGGTATGTCCTCCACCCGTAAGAAGTACCGCCCTATCAGTGCAGCTGGTCTTGTACGGCTTGATGCTGCACCACTGGTGGACTTTCTTACTAACGCAGAGCAGTTGCACAATGTCCCAGGTAAAACTGTTGCCCGTTGGAAACAAACTGGGTTGAGCGTATATACGGCAGACAAGTGGTGTTTATATTTTGGTCTTCACCCTGTTGAAGTCTTCGGACATAAGTTCTATGAAGGATGTTTCGACAGTGAGCGATGAAATGGATAGCGGGATGTGGCAAGAAGCTGTGTCTTCTCTTGTTAAAGAGAACAATCGTTTAACAGAAAAGCTGATGTTGCTCGAAGATACTAACGCCATGTTGTCTTCAGAATGTCGCCGGTTAAGTGACGAACTGGCACGGCGCAATGTCTAAAGCAAAACAAAAAGGAACCGCAGCTGAAACCGCTGTAGTCACATGGCTTAAAGGTGAAGGCTGGATCTATACAGAGCGTCGTGCGTTGTCAGGGAATCTTGACAAGGGCGACATCAACATGGGTGCGCCAGTCGTTATAGAAGTTAAAGACCATAAGACAATTACGTTGTCTGAATGGATGAAGGAATTGAAGGTTGAGATGGCTAACGCCGAAGTAACTATGGGTGCTGTCATTGCTAAGAAGCGTGGCACGATGGATGTTGGCGACTGGTATGCAGTGATGCCTGCCCGTGTCTTTGCTGACTTGTTGAAGGAAGCAGGCTACTGATGAGTGAATACATACACCAAGACGATGCGTACGAATGGATCCAAGAAAAAGGTATCCAGTTCGCAGAGCAAGACTTCGCCAAAGTACAAGCCGAGCGTGACGAATGGAAACGAATAGCAGAGATGTTGTTCCATCCTTTCCACGAGGGCGGTTGTCCGGCAGACCCTAGATCCATTGAAAATAACAGGCGATTGGTTCAACCAAGAACTGAGCAATGTGACTGCGGCTATGACGCATACATGAAAGCAATTAACAATGGTTGATTTTTTTGTAATCGTAATCATGGTCACAGCAGTATTTACCTGCGGTGCATTACTTGGCGAAAAATATGGCAGGTAAACCATTCAGCCAAGTCATCTACAACGCAGACGACAACGCTAAACACCAAATCATTGAATGGCTTATGGATCAAGGGTTCCTAGCTTGGGTCAACCCTGATGATTACGGCATCGATGTGCTGGCTACACGTGGCGGAACAGAATACGCTTTTGAAGTTGAAGTGAAACACAACTGGGACACTGATGTGTTCCCGTTCAGCACAGTTCATTTCTCTGCCCGCAAGAAAAAGTTTATAGCGGTCAATCATTTCTTTACCATGTTGAATCATGCGAGAACGATTGTGTTGATTGTTGATGCCCCAACCTTGCAAGCTGCACCGGTTGTGTCTAAGAAAACTAAGTACACCGAGATGGAAGACTTCATTGAAGTGAGAGCTATGGATTGTGTAATCCGTTCACTGGTTGGTTTTTAATTCTGACTGCTAAGATATTACAATCCGTTTAACAGTACCTAGTTGGGAGAACTATGACACCTAAATGACCCATTCCACGAACAAAGGAGAACCATGCGTACACGCATCCTCATCACCATTATCCTGTCCCTATCCATCCCCTCTGTAGTCCTCTCAGAAGCCCCTGTAAGCGCATCTAAGCCCCCTATGGAACCAAAGCCCCTCATCATGCCCTGGAAATTCTATTTGAACCTGGCGCAATGCGAAACAAACTTTCGCTGGCACAAAAGCAGCCTCAACTACACCTCCGGCTACGGAATAGCCAAAGGAACCTGGCGACGCTGGTCAGAGACCTCCAAAGCTGACCGCTACACCCCAAGAGAACAAGCAATAGTCGTAGATCGCATTGCTTTCCGTGGTCACACCAGAAAATCCGGCGAATTCGTTTACCCCGTAGGTCCATATGGCTGGGCTGTAATCAAATACCAAAATTGCATGGGTCTACAACAGATGATTTGCAAATCAAAACACCCCTTAGTACAACGCTGGAAAAGATACTGCTAATGTTTTACACAGGACAAGGGGGAACCTGTGGACATTGTGACATACAAAACCAGTCAACGATTTTGGAAACGAGTAAACATCCTGACCCCCGAAGACTGTTGGGAATGGCAAGGATCCCTACGTGGTGACAGCTACGGACAGTTATACGCCCAAGGCAAACACAGATCAGCCCACCGGTTCTCATTCTTCCTAGCTAACTACTACTACCCACCAGTCGTCAGACACAAATGCGACAATCGAATCTGCGTCAACCCCCACCACCTAGAAGGTGGAACCCAAACAGAAAACATGAAAGACGTAGTGGACAGAGGCAGACATTTCTATGCCAACAAAACACACTGCCCCAGGGGACACGAATATGACGAACCGAACACCTACCACAAACCCAACGGATCTCGTGAATGTAGAGCTTGCAGAAAAGCAAGAAAACTTCTTGACATTGACACACCCCACCTATAACATGAACGGAATGAAGGGCATCTCGCTGAAACAACACTGGCACTGTCCACGATGCAAAGTATCCGTGACGACCTACATCACCCTCTCAACCCCACCACAACACCGTTGTCTAAAGGCTGCGAACCAACCCAAACCACTACAACCCTCGGAAGGGGTAA